GAAAACAAATTTAAGCAGATGCACAGAAATGTGACTGGCGTTGTTGGATTTGTAAACATTCTGGATGTGTACGAATATATCGGCGCAGCTGATATCACTATTCAGAACCAGTTCGGTTTCCAGTATATGAAAGATTTCCTGGGATTCAACACAATCTTCCTGTTATCTGACAGTGAGATTCCAAGAGGACAGGTTATCGCAACTCCTGTGGAGAACATCGTTCTTTACTACGTGGATCCGAACGAATCTGATTTCGCAAGAGCAGGACTTGTATACACTGTATCCGGTGAGACGAATCTGATCGGATTCCATACACAGGGCAATTACCATACAGCAGTATCTGAAGCGTTTGCGATCATGGGTCTTACACTTTTTGCAGAGTACATTGATGCTATTGCTGTTGGAACTATCAACGCAACTCAGACACTTGGAACTCTCACTGTAAACTCCGCAGCGGGAAGTAAGAGTGGAGATACAAAAGTGACTGTTACTCCGGCAAAAGCAAACGCAGGAAATGTGTATAAGTACAAAGTTGCATCATCTGAGACTACTGTAGATTATGGCCAGAATGTGAAGAACTGGACTGCGTGGGATGGAGAAGCTGACATTACCGCAGCAACAGGGCAGGTAATCACAGTGGTTGAATGCGACAGCACATATAAGGCACTGAGCGCCGGACACGCAACTGTAACAGCAAAATGATGATCGTGGGAGGTAGCTGGCATGGCTTATGCAGATTATAAATTCTATACAGAATCATTCGGCAATGTCGTGCCAGAAGCTGACTTTCCACGACTGGCAGAAAGAGCCAGTGATTTCGTGGACACAATGACATTTGACAGACTGGTGGATGGGCTGCCGGAAAATGAACGCGCACAGAAGCGCATCAAAAAGGCGGTCTGTTCATTGGCTGAATTAATGTATCAGATTGAGCTTGCTGAAAAAAATGCTACCAATGCCGCCGCTAGTGGAGCATCAACCACAATCGGGTCCGGTGGTAGCACTACAGGCATTGTAACGTCTGTATCTTCTGGCAGTGAATCCATTTCCTACGCCACGCCTCAACAGATTGGAGCAAGTGCAAAGGAATGGAGTGCAGTGTATGCCGCCGCCGGGGACGTGCAGAAAACGAACGACTTACTTCTTAAGACAGCTTTGCCGCTTCTGATGGGAGTAAGGACGGATGATGGAATACCAGTATTGTATGCAGGAGTGTGATAGAAATGATGGAATTAAAACAGACAGTTGAAATGATGAACAGTGCAGATTACAAGGAACGCTTTAAGGCAGAGTATATGCAGGCGGTTATTCGATATAAGAAACTTGCGAATATGCTTGGAAAGTGGGACAAAGGGGAACTCCCATTTACTCCTACTTGTCCGAGAAGCACTTACAATATGCAGGTAAGAGCAATGGCGGATTATATTGCTGTTCTGGAAGCAAGGGCAGTTATGGAAAAAGTTGATTTGGAGGTATCAGAGTAATGGAAGCATTATTTACAAATGTAACTCTGATTCTGGCAGTAATCAGTGTTCTGGCGTTTTGTGTGTCTGTGATTACACAGGTGATTAAAAATGTTGGGTTCCTGTCGAAAATTCCGACAGATGCCTTGGTGCTTGTACTGTCTATCGGCATTACTGTAGCCGCTTTTGTAGCGTATATGCAGTATATCCACATGACAATCTTGTGGTATATGATTTTAGCAGCTATCATGGCTGGGTTTATTGTGGCGTTTATTTCCATGTTCGGATGGGAGAAAATTACGGAATTGTGGAAACGAACGTCCAAGGTTGACGTGGATAAGCTGAAAAATAAATGATTAAGGAGAGGGTATCATGTACGAAAAAACGGTGACGATTTTCAACTATTACGAAAGTGCCACGACAAGAGATGCGTACTGGTATCCTCATGTTTTATCCGGCGTTGACCTCATTACGGACAAGGGAGCAATCCTCAAAAAGTATGGTGCAGAAGCAACTGACAATGCACAGCTGCACATCCGATATACCGTCCAGAACGACGATATAACCATTACTGATAAAGACGGCAAGATTCTTCCATGGGTGCAACCTAAAGAATGGAAACAGCAGATTAACAACGCTCTGGAAGATACTATCACATTCTCGGACGAATCGTTCTTCTGGGAGGGTGAGTGGACTGGCGGAACGGTATCTGATGGTGATTATCGGAGCGGATTTTATCAGTACATAAACCAAAACAAGGACAATGTATTTAAAATCACCAGTGTGGGCGGACCGTATACACTGATACCACATTTTGAAATATTAGGAAAGTAGGATGCAATATGGCGGATAAACCGATCGGCAAGGACGCAGAGGGATATGAGATTCTGACAGAAGCTATGAAAGCTCTGCTGAATCAGTATCCTGGGCTGTATGAAAACGAAACAATCAAATACGAGGAGCTGGGAACTGATAACGGTATCTCATTCTTTGCGGATACAGGAGCATTAATCTATTCAGAAAAAGAGGATATATGCGGAACAATGCACCAGGTGTGTCAGTATCCGTTTATCGTGGTATATCGTACCGCTTCAGAAAAAGAAAGACAGAAGCTCTCTGTTCAGAAGTTTCTTGATAACCTTGGCAAGTGGATTTGCCGTGAACCAGTCACAGTAGATGGCACTGAGACACGCTTATCCGCTTTTCCAGAGCTTTCCAGAGGACGAGTGATAAAACGCATCACCAGGGATAATTCCTACGGTACAGAGCCACAGGAGAACGGTGTACAGGACTGGTTACTTCCGATCACAGTCAAATATGAATATGACTGGGAAAAATGGTGATTGCATCACTTAAATATAACAATTAACCGGCTATCAATCGGAGATAGTCGCTAACCTACACAGCCTTTTAAAAGTTATAGGCAGAAAGGACTTTTTTTATGATTGAAAGAAAATATCTTGCACATTATCTTGATTCTTCTTTTGGGAGTTTAACTCCTACATATGTAAAAATCGGTAAAAACCTCGAAGAGTACAACGAGGAACTGAACCCGGACGTTGAAGTTACTAAAAACATTTGGGGAGAACAGTCCGTTCAGCATTCCGGTTATGAGGTGCAAGCAGACGTTGATCCGTATTATTACGAGGATTATGACGATGCACTTTCCAACAAAATCATGGAGCTGGCAAACACAAGGGCAACCGGAGACAAATGTAAAACCACAATGGTTGATGTGCTTCTGAAGCCAGGAGACAGTGATGCAGCGCCAACAGTTGTATGGGCTTATCGCGAGGATGTATTTGTTATTCCGAACAGTGTCGGCGGCGATACTTCTGGAATCCAGACACCATTTACAATTTATAAAGCCGGAAATCGAGTAAAAGGAACCTGGGATGTATCAAAGAAAACCTTTACAGTAAGCGATAGCGCGCTTTAATCGAATTTAGGAGGATATGGAAATGGCAGCAAAACAAATCAAAACCAATGTCAAGGCGGCTGAATATGAGTTTTTGGACGCTGACGGAAACATTCTTTTCACAATACGCTTTAATCCGGATTTGGATATCGCCAGAAGATACAATAAGACAGTTGATTTTCTCAATAAAATGTTCGCAAATATCGGACAGGATGAAAAGAACGCGGATGTATTTTTTGATAAATGCGACGAGTTGAGAGATGAACTGAACGAACTGTTTAATTGTGATATTGCAGCCCCGATTTTCTCAGTCATGAATCCATTTACTCCATTGGAGAGCGGCAAGTTTTACATCGAGGAAATCATGGAGAAGCTTGGTGATATCGTGGAAGCGGAGTTCGATACACGAGTTAAAAGGGTACAGAGCCGTCAGAACAAATATACGGCGAAGTACCATAAATAATGAACCCGTGGGAGCTTCCAACCTCAATTGATGTTGATGGAACCACATATGCAATAAGAACGGATTTCCGGGTCGTATTGGACGTATTAACGGCCATTAACGATCCGGATTTGTTTTTGCCGGATTCTTCCGAACAGGAAAAGTCATTTGTGAGGATGGATACCATATTGAAGATTATAGTGGAGAACTATGATGATCTGCCGCCGGATAAATGGGATGAAGCATGTAAGGCTGTAATTGATTTTATTGATTGTGGCATGGAAGACGATGGAAAACGTAAGCCACACACAATGGACTGGCAGCAGGACGCACAGATCATCATTCCGGCAATAAACAGAGTGCAGGGGACCGAGATCCGGGCACTTCCGTATTTACATTGGTGGACTTTTCTAGGGGCCTATATGGAAATTGGCGAATGCCTTTTTGCGCAGGTGGTGCATATTAGGCAAAAAAAGCTGAAACATCAGAAGTTGGAAAAGTGGGAAAATGATTTTTACAACCAGAACAAAGATATTATTGATCTAAAAAAGAAGATCAGTGAAGAACAAAAAATTGAAATGGAAAATCTTGAAAAATGGCTGTAGGAGGTGATTTTGCATGGCTGACGGAAGTGTAATAATTGATACCAAAATAGACACAAGCGGCGCTGAAAAAGGCGCTGATGATATAGTGAAATCCCTGGAAAGTATTTTGGGGTATATGCAAAATATCTCTTCCAGTATAAATAAAATCGTAAGCAGTTTAACTGGCGGATCGAATACAGCGAGCAACGCGGTATCTAATCTAACTGATAACCTTGAAGCCACTGCGGAAGCTGGAAAACGTGCGGTAAAAGCTGTAAGTAAATTTGATCCAAGTGATGTGTCTGGACTTACAATTCATCGCTGGAATGATAAAAGTAATTTAATTGGAGATACTAGCGAGATTTCAGAAGAACAAAGACGGGAACTCGCTGAAAATGCTAAAGCCACTAGGGAATCAGCGCAGGAAACGGCTGACGCGTTTAATGATGAAAAAGAAAAAGTAAATGAGCTATATGATTCTATCAAAAAGTTAAAAGCTGAATTGAAGTCTCTTGAAAAATCCGGGAAATGGTGGGGAGATGATGAGTACGACGAAGCCGCTATTAAACTGAATGAACTCAATAAGCAGGCACAGGAATATAAGAAAATAACTCTCTCACCAGAATTGGACAGCACAGCGGATTCCGTGAGCAGGCTCGGTCAAAAGGTTGACAATCTCTCAAAAAAACTAATGAATGCCGGAATTTCCGGATTAAAAAACAAAATCAAAAGTATAGGAAAGACTATTGACGGACTGGTATCTAAGCTTTTAAAACTTACATCAAGCACAATCATAGGCGGCTTGCAGAGAATTTCCAGTGGTATATTTGGAATTCATAAATCAGTAAATAAAAGCACACTGTCGTTAAAAAATCTATTGAAATATGCATTTGGAATCCGTTCATTGTTTGTTCTGTTCAACAAATTACGCAATGCGATTGTAGCCGGTTTTCAGAATCTTGCCAAGTATGATTTAGCAACGCAGACCGGAGATGCAAACAATAGTATTTCTTCTCTAATGTCCGCACTGACACGATTAAAGAATAGCTTTGCGACAGCATTCGCGCCGATTCTGACAACTGTTGCACCGATTCTTGTTAGGTTTATAAATCTCATATCCGAAGCTGTAACGCGTGTAGGTATGTTGGTTGCAGCCTTAACAGGAAAAGATACGTTTACCAAAGCAATAGGCGTACAAGAGAATTATGCAGCCAGTCTGGATAAAAGCTCTAAAAGCGCAAATAAAGCCAAGAAAGCCACAAAGGGTTATCTTTCTTCATTAGATGAAATTAGCCGGTACGATGATGGGAAATCAGACAGTGAAGCAGGATCCGGAGGAGGTGGGTATACTGCTCCTTCAGCCAGTGAAATGTTTGAGACTGTTCCGATTGAAAGCTCTATCAAAGATATTGCTGATAAGATAAAAGGATATATTCAAAGCCAAGATTGGGAAGGCCTTGGCTCGTACATGGCTGATGGTATCAACACGGGGCTCGAAAGGGTTTATGAAGTAATCAGTTGGGATAACGTAGGACCGAAGATTGAACCTTTTATAAGCGGATTTACGACAACTTTTAATAGCTTAGTTGATAATATCAACTGGGAATTAATGGGACAGACTGTTGGAACCGGAATAAATACCATTGTAAAAGCTTTACGCTTGGCAATCACAGGAACTGATTGGTACAACCTTGGAAAGAAATTTGCAAAAGGAATTAAGGGAATTGTCAAAACAGTTAACTGGAAAGAACTTGGGCAGTTGATTGGAGATAAATTCATGATTTCGTGGAGAATATTTAGCGGATTCGTGAAAAATCTGCCTTATGCAAGCATAGGGAATGCTGTGGCTACAGCATTAAACGGCGTATTTTCCACGATTTCTTTTTCAGAGATTGGAAATTCATTAGCCACTGCAATGAATGGGGCTTTTACTGCTCTTTACAATTTCGCGACTACTTTCGATTGGACACAGATGGTTAACAATATTGCCGGCGGAATTAATGAATTTGTATCAACGTTTGACTGGAAAGGCAATGGAGAAAAATTAGAGGTTTTTCTTGATAATCTGTGCGATGCAATTGTAGATTTTACAGAAACAACAGACTGGGAAGCTGTTGGAAAAGGAATTGGAACATTCCTCTCACAGATTGACTGGTGGGGGCATCTATGGCAAGTTGTGCATGCAATAAAAGACACCATTGGAAGATTATTTGACGGGCTTGAAGCAAGTGGAACAGCTGGAAAGATTGTCGCGTTTCTCGGAAAAGCATTTTTAGCTATTAAAGTGGCACAGATTTTGGGAATCGATGATCTTGTTGTTGCCATAGTTGGATATATCGGAAGGAAGCTGATAGGATCGCAAGCTGCATTATCTGGTGATTTGACTACTTTAATCGGAAACGCCGCCAGTGGAGCTGCCGGTAGTTTTTCAGAATTTGCAACATCGTTAGCACCTTTGGTTGGTACAGCCGGTTTGATTGTCGGTGTAGGAGCTGCAGCAACTATAGCAACATCTGAATTAGCTGGATTGGTTGAGACAATGCAGGGTGGTAATGGGGTTGGAACCACATTCGGAAATACCATGAATAATTTTATCCAGACTTTACAGAGGAGAGGGGATATTCTTCCGGGATCCGCCGAGGAAATTTGGCAATTAAAAGAAAGTCTGGAACAGGAAGGCATGACCGCCGAGGAGAAGGTAAGTGCCACTCAGAAGCTAATTGATAAGCTTGGAGAAATGGGAGTTACATCTGATCAAGCAGAACAAGCATTTTCTACTTTATATCAGCAAGGACTTATAACAGATGATATGTTTGATATATTGTCTGAGTCAATCAAAACTCTTGGTGACAACACAACAAATATGGCAGGCTCCATTGATCTTGGCAAACAGTCTATTGACGATTTGTATAACAATGTTCTCCCGCAATTACAGGTGCAACTAGGACTCAGCGCAGATGAAATGGTTCAGCTCGACACGGCATTAATGGAAACTGAAAATTCTGGTGGAACAGCACAAGACGCTTTCAACAATATCATGGCACGCGCCAAAGAACTTGGAATTAATACAGAATCCGTAGCAAAGATTTTTGCGCAGGTATTTCCGGATGCTGTAAAAGAAACTGCAAACAGCGCTGAAATATCTATGAGTAGTACGCAAAGCTCGATTGAAACCGGTATGGGAGCAGCTGCAACAGCAGTTGGAACTGCCATGTCCGGGATTCAAACAGATACTGAAAAAGCAATGTCAGCAGCTGAAAGAGCTGTATCTGATTCTACTGGAAATATCAATACCGATACTGTTACGAACTGGGGAAACTCAGCAGAAGAAGTGGATAAAAACCTTGACCGAATGAAACAACATGCAAATCTGAAGCTCGGAGAAATGCACAAGACAGTAGAAAGCCATTTTTCAAGCCAGTATAATACCATGACGAAAAAATGGGAACGCGCGCAAGAACGTATTGAGCAGATTGTTTCGGAAATGATTAAGAATATAAACACAAGCCTTGAAGGTTTTTCCGAAGATATAAGCTCCGTTGGGAAAAGAATAGGAAATAACTTATTATCTGGAATTTCAAGCGGAATCAGAGGAATAACCGATATTCTGAATGATGTTATTGGAAAGGTAAATAGTGCCGTTAGGAATATTAATGGTGCATTATCCGAAATTGAAAGAAGCTTTACATTTACCTATAAGTACACAAATCCGATTACGAAAAAAAATGGCACATTTCGTTCGTGGATGAATCTTCCGAGGGTAAACACAATCCCATATCTTGCAAGTGGTGCCGTAATACCGCCGCGTAGTGAATTCCTGGCAGTACTTGGAGATCAGAAAAACGGACGCAATCTGGAAGCACCGGAAGGTGTTATCCGAGAAATTATTGATGATGCATTTGCAAGGCATCAACAGGGCAGCAGTGGTAACTTCCGATTTACAGCGCAGTTGAACCGCAGAACGATATTTGATGAGATGATTGACGAAGCAAAGTTAAGACGTGATGCAAGCGGTACAAATCCGTTTGAATTGGCGTAGGGGGGGTGAGAACGTGTCATTTCCGATAAGTAAATCAATAACTGATAGATATAAGATAAATGGACTTCTCATTCCTCAGCCAGATGAGGACATGCAGTGTAGTTTTGAAACCACCTATTCAGAAGGAAGTAACCGAACTCAAAAAGGAGTTGCATTGATAACTCCACTTTTTACAGTAATCCAATACAGTTATAAGGCAACTAATGTGCCGGTTGACGAGAAATCAACTAATCTGGTAAATGCAATCATAAAAGGAAAACCATTTATTTTATATCATTGGCTGGCGCATAAAAACGAATGGCGATCAGAAAAATTTTATGTTGGAAAAATGCACTACAATATAAGGCATGTTGGAGAGTATTACTCTGAGATATCGTTTAATATGCAGGGGGTGAATCCACTTGATTAATGTATCAAATACTTTTAAAGAAAAGTTGCAGGATGGTGAGCAAGTAATTGAAATCGTGGAGATCACCTTTGCTGACGGAACGACAAAGACACTTGAAAACGAGATTATGATCGGCAACAATGACTTTTCCGATTGCGCGGAGAGTAGCAGTTTCCCAGTCGGCGCTACAGTCTGCAAAACGATGAAACTTGAACTGGACAACACAGAGGATCAGTGGAAAAATTATAATTTCTATCAAGCTAAAGTGCATGCCTATTTGAAACTCCAGACTTCCGTAGCGGAACCAGCCAGTGAATCAATTTGGATGAATGATTTTTATGAGCCAATTCTCGATACTGATGGAAACATCATAGTCCTTTCCAGAGCCGCATCGGAAGACCGATATGAGACGATTGATAAGGGTGTCTATACAATTACCACGCCAGAGCAATACGGTGAAATATTGAGCTTTACGGCGCTTGATGATATGTACAAAACCAATGCTAAATATTATAGTGCTCTGACGCTTCCACAGCCGATTATGGCGCTGGTAAGAGACGCTTGCGAGAGTTTGAATATCCCTATGGGGTTTTCCTCTATGGCACATGGAAATGTAATTGTCACAGCACTCCCAGATAATATGACATTCCGACAATTGATCGGATGGGCGGCAATGCTAGAGACAGCAAACGCCAGAATTGACAACAGAGGTTATTTGCAGTTTATAAAATGGAATTTTGGAGCTGTTGAAAACGGCTCCTTAGTTCCGTTTAAATTAGAGGATTACGTGAGTAGTCCTACACTTTCCAGTGATGATATTGTAATTACTGGTATCAGAGTAAAAAACAAAGAATCTGAATCCCTGTTTGGAACTGCTGGATATGTTCTGGAGTTGGAAAATAATCTTCTGTCTGACAGTGACCTCGGAACTGTAGCGGCATGGATTGGCGGTAATTTGGTCGGAGCTAAATTCCGAAATCTGCAAGGGGATTTGCTTTATAATCCTCTGTTAGAATTTGGTGATATGGCACGCAGTTTTGATCGAAACGGCAATGGATATCTTACACCAATCACTGATGTATCATCTCCGTTAAATGGCATTACCACTGTAAAAACGCAGGCAGATGATCCCATCCGAAATAGCAGTACATATATGTCGGAAGCTACAAAAGCACTGGTAGAAGCTAGACAACTTGTTAAGGATGAACGCACAGAGCGCGAAAAAGCCGTTGAAAGGCTAGCAAATACGCTTAAGGAGTCTGGCGGGCTTTATATGACAGAAGATCCACAGGACGACGGTAGTGTAATCTATTATATGCACAATAAGCCGACTCTGGAAGAATCAGATATTGTATGGAAACTCACGGCGGAAGCCATTGGAATTTCTACAGATGGTGGAAAAACCTATCCTTATGGATTTACTGTTACAGGAGAAATGATTACAAGACTGCTATACGCCGAGGGAATCAATGCAAGCTACATCAATGCCGGCGCGCTGATCGTGCGTGACACAAACGGAAAGATTATCTTTTCAGCCGATATTGATAATAACCAGATTGTAATTGACGGCGCATCCGTGCGAATCGGTGCATCACCTTTGGACGGACTGTTAAACAGTATGCAAGGTCAGATTGACGGAAATATCAATACCTGGACCGGGACTCCTGCACCTACACTTAGCAATTACCCGGCAAACGAGTGGCTAACCGATACAGAAATGAGTAAGCATGTAGGTGATCTGTATTATGATGGAGACAGCCATGCTTACAGATTCCGCAATGATGGAAAAGGGTATTACTGGGAAAGATTAAAAGACACGGACGTAACAAAAGCATTACAGGATTCCGAGGATGCTTTAGCGGCAGCTAAATCCGCGCAGGAAGCGGCAGCTCTTGCAAAGAATATGACATTGCAGTTGAGCAACGAATACCAGGGCATTTCTGTTGATTCTGACGGAAATTACGGAACGTTTCCTAGCAACGTAAATACGCAGGCAGTCGTGATGTACGGAACACAGGATATTACATCTGATTGTAAATTTACAATTATCAAATCAGATAGCGTAACAGGATCCTGGGACAATTCAACTAAGACATACACGGTAACAGCATTATCCGCTGACGATGGATGGGTAGATATTAAAGCAACATATATCAGCGTTCTATCAGTAGTTAAGAGATTTTCGCTGGCTAAAATTTATGCTGGGAAAAATGGTGTTGACGGTCTCCAGGGACCAAAAGGAGACCAAGGCATACCGGGACCACAAGGAGAACAAGGTATTCAAGGCCCACAAGGACCGAGAGGAGAACAAGGAATTCCTGGAACTCCCGGGGCGGATGGTAAAACGCCGTATTTGCATATTAAATATGCTCCGGTAGAAAATCCAACATCCGGACAGATGACAGAGACACCAGATATTTATATTGGTACTTACACAGATTATTTACAGGATAACAGCACGGATCCAGCTGCCTATACCTGGGCGAAATTTCGCGGGGATGATGGACAGCCCGGAAAGAATGGATATACCTGGATTAAATACGCTTCTATGCCAAACGGCGAAGATATGTCAGATAACCCAGATACTGTTCCATGGATTGATACAGATGGGAATACAATATGTGATACTGTAGGAAATCCAATCTATCTGGAGCCGGAATATGTTGCGTATATCGGAATTGCAAATAACAAAGATACGCCAACGGAAAGTGATAATCCGGCTGATTATACATGGACCCGATACAAAGGCGCTGATGGAGAAAACGGTTCTGATGGCAAGGATGGAGCAGACGGAAAAGATGGAAAAACAAGTTATACGCACATTGCCTATGCGAATTCTGCGGATGGAAAAACAGATTTCTCTGTGTCGGACAGTAATCGTGAGTATATCGGTATGTATGCGGATTTTACCGAGCAAGATAGTACTAATCCAGATGATTACGCGTGGACACTTGTAAAAGGCGCGAATGGCGCACAAGGCATCCCTGGAAAAGCAGGTGCGGACGGAAAGACGCCATATTTCCATATAGCTTATGCGAATAGTGCTGACGGAAAAACTGGCTTTGATGTAGTTGTCAGTGCCGGAAAGCAGTATATTGGCCAATATACTGATTACGACACGCCGGATGATTCCATTGACCCGACAAAATATAGCTGGACGAAGATAAAAGGTGAACAGGGCGATAAAGGAGAGCAGGGTGTACCTGGCAGGACATATTTTATTGAGCTTTCATCTAATATCCTAAAACGAGGCCAGAATGACAAGGTTGTACCAAGTACAATTACGGCAAAAGCTTATTATCGAGATGGTGACAGTGCTACAAGAACAGCATATTCCGGTAGATGGTATGTGCAGACTTCCACGGATGGCTCTACATTTACAAACGCATTGGTTTCAACTGTGAATGAGCCGAGTAAAAGCTATACTGTTAGCTCACTGGATAGAAGCATTGTGTCTGTTAGATTTATCCTGTATGCAGCAGATGGAACTACAAATCAGCTGGATATGCAATCTGTCCCTGTGGTGATAGATGTGGACGCACTTACCCACGAAGAGATATTTGATCTTCTTACTAATAATGGCTCAATCAAAGGAATCTACAAAGAAGGCAATCAACTATATATTTCGTTCACTTACGCCAAGGGTGGTACATTAAAGCTCGGCGGTCCAAATAATGGATATGGCACTTTTGAGGTGTATGACGCTAGTGAAAATGTTATTTGCAAAATAAATAATACAGATGGATTTAAAAACATAAAAGGAAACGAATGGGCGCAGATAAAAGAATCTATATTTAGCGCAGGATTTGGAAATATAACTGATGGACTCCTTGATTTATCAGCACAATATGAAAATAAGAGAAATGTTGTCTTGCAATCAATAACCGGTGATTTGATTCTTAAAGTAGCGCAAAATTTTATGATAGAAGGGATGAAATCACTAACAGGTGGTAATCCAATGATGTTTAACCCATCATATTTGTATGTTGGATATTCCTCATCATCCTCCATTCGCTACAAAGTGCTTGGGAAATCCATCAAAGAAGACGAACTGGAAGACCTATACAGAATCAAAGTAATCTGGGCGAAATACAAAGACGGATATTTATCCGAGCAAGATGAGCGATACGGTAAAGAAATGCCGATGTTTATAGCCGAGGACATTGACCGAAGATTTCCATTAGCTGTCGATCATAATGAAAAAGGCAAGGCTGAGAACTGGAACTATCGTATTATGATTCCCTGTATGTTCGCAATGCTGAAAAATGAGCATGAGAAAGTCAAAAATCTACAATCTGAGCTTGATTCCGTGAAAGCGGAATTGAATGAATTAAAACAACTTGTTAAACAACATATTTCAATGGAGGTATAAGATTATGGCTAATAATACGTGGAAAAATTACACGCAGAAAAGTACAGCTTTATCGGATAATGATGAAGTTATGCTGTTGGATTCCACTGATGAAAAGAACAAACGCGGACTAATGAGCAAGTTTTGGGATTATGTCGTGGATAAAATGTCAACGGCTGTTATCTCGAAATTGGAGACAAATAATAAGACAATCATCGGGGCGATAAATGCACTAAATAGTGATAAGCTTTCAAAAAGCACTTTATTTGTAGGTAATGTATATTATTCAGATGATCAAGTTGCTTCGATTGGCGGCTTTGAAGCGTGTCTTATGGACGCTATTAATAAAAATAAAATTCCGACCAACGGACCATTTTATGGAACTTTTACAGCTGGTATGCGTCATCTTATGCTAGGATATAGATATGATTCTGGCAATTATGGAGTTATACTATTATATAAATATGATGGCTCTACGATTAGATGGAATATAAACGCCGGAAATATAACTAAAACATAAATCTTATTAAGAAGCAATTATACTAAAGTTATAGTTACTTTGTACAATTAAAGACATGTATCCCCGTGATGCTGTTAGTACTAAAGCATTTTCAGATGAATCAAAAGATACATTTATACCAGTACCTCCGTACATTTTAAGTACTTTAATATTACCATCGAGATTTATATGTATCAACATGTGGCTATCATAAGGTGAAGCTGATCCACCATTTCTGAAAAATGTTGTTATAATAAATTCTTGTGGTTGAGACGTTAATTTTTTTAATTTGAAAGTGGTGGTTTTTCCATCATATGCACCCGTCTTAGTAAAAAAATTTAATGACTCACTATAGAGTTTATTGGAGAAACAAGAAAAAAATAACAAAACACTACCAAACATAAAATGAATATGCTATAATCAGCATATCAAAATCGGAACAACAAAAAGGGAGCTGAGTTCCCGACTACCAATCAAAAAACTCAGCTCCAAGCACCACAAAGGGTACAGTATTATTATAGCACAGTACTCTCCCTTTGTGAACCCAAAAGGAGGGTATTTTTTATGGAAAACTTTGCAAATGAATTTGTAAGTAAGCTGGATGGGAAGATTTCAGACGAAGCACTTAGGACAGTATTACAGGAATTGCAAGTGTTTGCATCTAACTACGATATCAATCAGAAAGAAACGCATGTGGTTCCATATCAAAGCAATATCCCAGATTGCTACAGGGTTTACATGGTGGCAAAAAAGATTGAGGGCATGTCTCCAGAATCCATGAAAACATACAATTTTTATCTCACAGATTTTTTTGAACACATTAACCGACCATTCGAACAGGTTACAACAAATGATATACGGATTTATCTGTACGAAACTCAGAAACGAACAGGAATCAGCAATCGAACACTGGATGGAAAACGGCTTGTTATAAACACCTTTATGGATTGGTGTTGGAAAGAGGGGTATATTCCAAACAATCCATGTGCAAGCATTAAACCCATTAAATTTGAGGAAAAGCCAAGAGAGCCACTTAGCAACATGGAGCTTGAAATAGTGCGTGATGCTTGTGAAAATTACAGAGATAAAGCGATGATTGAGCTTTTCTACAGTACAGGCTGCCGCTTATCTGAAATGGTGAATTTAAAAATTAGCGATATTGATTTCACTTCAAAAGAGGTTCATTTGTTCGGAAAAGGAAGCAAGCACCGAACATCTTATCTGAACGCAAAAGCGGAATATATGTTAAAAAAATACTTTGAATTAGAACGCCCAAAAGAATCAATATCGGATTCTGTATTTGTGATATTCCGAAAGCCTTATAATGAAATGCACAAAGAATCAATATATGCGAGAATAAAGGCTATTCAAAAGCGATCTGGAATAGAAAGAAGCCTGTTTCCGCACTTACTTAGACACACGATGGCGACAGATGCCTTAAATAGAGGAATGAGCGTTGCAGAAGTAAAAGAAATATTAGGGCATGAAAAGCTTGATACCACAATGATTTATGCTAAAATCAGCCACGATTCCGTGAAATTTAATCATGGTAGGTATATTGTATAAAATGTGGGGCTGAAATTCACAATTACTCGTTGTATCATGTACTTATCAATATGAAAGGAATGATATAATGAGCAAATTACAGGAATTTTTAAACCTTGGTGATTATTACGCATCCAACGGCGGGTACCTTGAAAAGAAAAGTAATGCCTATCTGGATGATTTTAAAAAGAATGCAGGATACAATAATTACACCAAATTTGCCCGCGATGTAAATTCCTGGGGACAGCCAGGATGCCAGGGACAGCCGTGGTGTGCGGAATTTCAGTTCTGGAAGTTGGTAAAAGTAATTGGAATCACAAATGCACTCAAAATTATGGGTGGAGGATTTTACAATTGCGTATCAATCACTAATCATGCTAAAACAAACGGAACTTGGCACAGCAAGCCAAAAGTCGGAGCACTTGTAATCTTTCACAATGGTTCTCATGTTGGAAGTGTGAAGAGTTTTGACAGCTCGAGAATCTATACAAACGAAGGAAATACTTCTAGTGTAACTGGCGTGGTGGCAAATGGCGGAGCGGTTCGCAATAAGTCCTATTCCATCAACGATCCAGCAATTGATGGATATGTTTGGATTGATTGGGAATCCTACGAAGATACAGCCACATGGAAAAAGACTGGAATCAGAACTGCAACCGTGAATGACTTGTACGTCCGTGAGGCACCGAATGGCTACGTTATGGGTTCAATCAATAAAGGAACCGTTGTTGAAATTGACGGAAAGACAAGCGAAAAGTGGACGCATGTAAAAGTTTCCGGTATCGGTATTGGCTGGATCTGGACTGGATATCTAGCAAAGGAGGGTGGCCCCGCATCCGCTACCATTACAGGAAAACAGGACAAGACACAGGTGCTTTTCAAGGGGAATGTAACCGCCACTGTGCTTAATGTGCGTACCTGGGCTGGAACTGAGTACCCGAACATTAAAAAGTACCCAAAACTCAACCAGGGGAATGAAGTGGAGGTAATGAATTTTACCCAGAAAGATAAAAACGGCAGCAAATGGTATTATATCCGTATTGCAGGAAAGTATTATGGCTTTGTATCTGCAAAATATATTAAGAAGCAGTAAAAATATCCCGGGGAATTAACCCCGGGAATTTCTTTTTTGATTAATGACAACATCAATGAGCCAGTTCGCCAGCACATAGATGATATCATTAACTTTTTTTCTGGATTCGCGGGAAAATGTCGAGCCGAAAACTAATCTCATCGCCCTTCCCATAAGCGTTTTTGGTATCTTTTGAGTAGACAACCTTTTCAATTAAACTCTTAAGCATTCTATTCTTTGATTCCGTATCAAGGCTCCAATAGTTATCAAGCAACTCTTCACAACGCGGGATAAAATCTGACTGTTGTTTTATAATGTTCTTGTCATGTTTGATTTCTTCTTTTAATTTTTCTATAGTATCGGAGCATGACTGGATAGATGCGGCTATTGTTTTGGCACGTTCAAGAAAAACCTCTGTGGTGTAGATGCCTTGTTCAAGCAGATCATATTGTTTTGCTTTCTGAGAGTTCAAGCTTTCCAACTCGTTTTCTTTTTCGTGTATAAGATTCTGCTTAGAAGTTATTCCGCAATCAATAGCCTTTGAAGATGTATTAATATCATTGTTTAACTTATATTCCTCCACAATCTCCCTAATTCCATCAATCACAGATTTTTCAACCAAAGACAACTTGCTGCTTACTGTAGGGCAAGACGTATATGGACACATGAGGGTATCTTCCTGTCCGCGCTTTTGATAAGGACGGCGAACCATGGCACGACCGCACTTGCTGCAATAGACAATTCCGGCAAGCGGGTTGCGGATTGAGTTTTTTATACTGATTGGGCGAGGTGGGTTCTTTTTCCGTATTTCCTGGACAGAATTATACAGATCCTCCAATATAATAGCCGGATGCAATCCATCACAAATAAGAGTATCTTTTGATCGAGGACGCGCCTTAATTACTTGACCATTCTGTATAGTCTTCACTGTTTTTCTCCCATTCCATCGTATTTTTCCGATGTATACCGGATTTGTTAGAATTCCCTGTATACTGGCAGGAGTCCAGTCGCCGCCCAGTGCAGATTCTATTCCCATTTCATTTAATTTCCGTGCAATCTTCGCAACTCCGATTTGTTCGCAGCCATCACCGGCATACCAGGCGTAGATCATTTTTACAATCTCAGCTTGAGTCTGAACAGGTCGGAGAGTATAGCCTTTTTCTTTTTCAAGTTTTACTCTTTCGTATCCGTAAGGTGGTTTGTTACCACAGTATTTCCCTTCTTTTACTGATGAGATCCTTCCGGCGTTCAGTCGGCGCTTGATGGTTTTGTATTCTCGGCGGCTCATAAAAAGTCCGAATTCGAAGTACTCTTCGTCAAATTCATTGTTTGGGTCGTATATTTTTGTTGGGGTAATAATCTTCGTATCGGAATATTGGAATGCTCTGGACACAACGCCTTGGTCGATGGTGTCACCTCTGGCAAGACGTTCCACCTCTACAACCAGGACTCCATCCCACATGCCGGATTCTACCTCGTGAAGAAGTTGCTGCATGACAGGACGGTCAGCAATAGTTTCGCCAGATACCACTTCGCGGTAAATTGCGCCCACAATGTACTCTTTTTTCTTTGCAAGATCTAACAGGATCCGTTCATGTCTGGCGAGTGTTTCGCCCTCTCCATGCGCCTCAGCTTCTCGATCAGCTCTGGATTTCCTTAGATAGATACATACCGATTCATTCATTTTATCATTCTCCTTTTTTTACTTGTGTGATAATCCAGGAGATGATATAATTATGGTGTAGGTAAGATTTTTCTCCGGATTATCTTATTTATTAAAACCGGTTCCTGTTGGTCGCAGGAGTCGGTTTTTTGTGTAAAAATATAATAACATGTAACAAAACATAAGTAAATATAAATGCTTTCAGCAAAAATCCATCTATCTTTTTCCTAACTGCAATAGTATAATATAATCAAAACAAAGGGAGGAAAGTTAACATGAAAAAGATAAGAAAATGTTTACTATTAATTATGCTTCTGGCTGGAATCAGCGTAGCAGCTCCTGTATATGCATCCAGGATCAATGTATCAATGGGAACTACAGAAGAGGGGGATTTTGTAACAAACAATGACATCATGGAGTATAGTGGAAGAGTTGTCGCGAGAAACATGTATATTGGGGATAATGCCACTTATACATTTTACGGTGATTTAACTGTTAAGGGCAATTTGTATATTCTCGGAAGTTTTTATAATTACGGAACAATTAATGTATCTGGTAATGTTTATTGCCGTAACTATTACAATAACAATGTTCTGGAAAAAAGAGCATCACATATGGTTGATGGACAAGTTGTATATTATCCAAGAGGAAATTTTTATAATAAAGGAATTGTTCATTCTAAAAGTGTCGAGGTTGCTGATCTGTACGATGTAAAAGTTCCAGTACCTACTGTAAGCGGATGCACAATCGGACAGCATGAGCCGGGACCAGCTGCAACATGTACCACGCCACAGAAATGTACGGAATGTGGGAAAGTTCTGACAGCCGCACTAGGACATAAGCCAGGAATAAAAGCAACATGTACAAAACCTCAAAAGTGTACGGTGTGTGGAGCTATTCTTGTTAAGAGCGGAGATCACACTCCTGGAACAGAAGCAACCTGTACAGAATCACAGAAATGCATTGAATGTGGACAGGTCTTAGCGCAAGCATTAGGGCATAAATGGAGTGATTGGGAAACTGAAAAAACAGCAACCATAATGTCCAGATCAGAGATGGCTAGATATTGTTTGAGGTGCGGATCACGAGATGTTAAGTACGGAGATATTTTATCACCAACAGGAAGTGCTAATTATAAAAGTGTTATTCTGCAAAAAGGAAAAAACACAGCTGCAGTAAAAATTACTGGTATGGCAAAAGGAGATTATTTAAAATCGGTTATTCCTAAAAATAAAAAGCTCGTAAAAATCAGCAACATCAAACAGGATGGAACATTTAAAATAACAGCTCTGAAGAAAACAGGAAAGACTACTCTTACAGCAACACTAGCAAGCGGATTTACTGTAAATATTAATCTTACCGTACAGAGCAAGGCAGTAAAAACTACTAAATTGATGGTAAATAAAACAGTGGTTAATCTGGTAAAAGGAAAAAGTTTTACTTTAAAGGCAAGTAAGACTCCATTTAACGCAGCTGATAAGATTAGTTTCAAATCATCTAACAAAAAGATTGCAACTGTAAATAAAAAAGGCAAAATAGTTGCTAAAAAGAAAGGAACGGCTTACATCACTGTAAAAGCTGGGAAAATCAGTAAAAAAGTAAAAGTCGTTGTAAAAAATAAATCTTATAACAATAGTGATTTTATATCTTAAAAAAAATGGAACTGGGGACTTAACTCCTCAGTTCTTTTTTTGTTGGGAAATGTAGAATTTTCTCGATTTTCGTCAAATACAGCATTAATGTAAGAAAATTTGTGCAAGATTGAGATATTGTATAATTGTTATATTGAGAGTATAATATAAACTAATTTTGGAGGGATTTTATGAAAGGAATAAAAAAGCTGGTTATATTTTTTCTGTTTGGGATAATGCTCACATTTTCTGTACGCGCGCCGCTATGTGAGAGCATTGATCCAACAGATTCCGAAGTGATTATTAAGGCAAGTGCCAATAATCAATACGTAATACATAATTATACACAGGCGGTTGTATCTGAAGCAGAGCAGCAGCCATTTGTTGTGAATAAAAGCAATAATACTTCTGCGGAATGTACACGCCATTTCTTTTTCAATCGTTCAAGACAAAGGGAGGGAACACTTTTTAAGCAGAGGGCGAGAAGCATGATCAGTCCGTTTTATATCGCTAAAAAGAGGGTATAATGAAATAAAAGAGAACAAATGTTCTTATTGTGCGATATTGGGAGGGACGGAAAATGGATTACAAAAAGGAAATTATTGAAATGATACAAAAGATAGAAAACAGATGTTGGCTGAGGTCAATATACATTTTCATAAAAACATTAATCGGTTAAAAAGAAAAGCCAAGGGTTTGCGCATTGCCCTTGGCTATTTTCTTATTTCTTTTCGTAAATCGTGTCTAGGAGTTTTTCTAAGTTATCCCATCCAGAATCATCCAGCTTTGCTAGAGCATTGATGAGACGGTATTTAAAATCATCGTCACTAGACTTTAGAACATTTCCGAACAGCTTAGAAATTTCATCATTTTTGTTCTCTGGCTGAAACATTTCTCCAGTTCCACTTCTTAGCCATTCTTCGTTTACGTTAAATTCTCTGCAAACATCATCAATAGTCCGATCTGACGGAACTTTGCTTCCCATTTCAATTTGCGCTACAAAATTCCTACTTATCTTTAGTTTGTCTGCAAATTCTTGCTGAGTTACGTTTAATTCTTTTCGCAACTCTTTAAATCTGTCTTTCAATTTAATTCCTCCTTTCTGAAAATATAATATCATAAAATGTTTACAAAGTCAACAAAAAGGTATTGACAAATGTTGTCCGAGGGACTATACTGTGTTTACAAGGTAAACAAAGGAGGTGAAGAAAAATGTTAGACTGCATCGTCAGTGAAAATATTCTCGGTCAGGTTTCAGTTCAACTCAAAATGACGAGCCAAGACTGGTCGAAATTAAAAACGTCAGGCGTATGGAGTCAGGTGGAGCAGATACTAATGGAATCTGAAACACAAAATAGCTGCTGTTCCCGCCATAACTATGCTGAAGAAATTCCAAGTGAGCAGACAGATAACGAATATCTGAAAGAGCAGTTCGGAATATATTCACGATATGTGAAATCATTATCCATCTGCACACACGTTTTAACAGTTATTTCAATAATTGCTCTAACAATTTCAATAGTGGCTCTGATTGTATAGAGATTGAGAAAAGACCGGTAATCAGCGCAATGATGGACAGAACAGTTGTTATCCAAAATCTGGATATATCTTGGAAATATGCTTTCATGGCAACTTCTCCTGCTTGCGTGATTTCATATTCGTACTCTCGCAATCTTGAGCGCATAAAGCATTTTTTGTTGAAAAGGTATCTGCAAGCATCTGCTTCGTGCTGATTACCAGGAGTAAATCCACAATTTCTTAAAGCTTTTTTCAATATTTTATATTGATATCTTGTTATCAAATGAACACCTCCTTTACAGGAGAGTATATCACAAGAAAAGAGGTGCGTATATGTCAGAAAAAGAAAAAAGAATCGTTGAAAAGCTGAAAGACGCGATTCCTAATATGTCAGAATTTGACAAAGGTTACATTCTTGGAAAGACGGAAAGTTTTTCTGAGAATAAGACAGATGATTCTGACCAGAAAGAAGAGACCAAGAAAGGAGCGTAAATGGACGCATTACAATTTAACAAAGCCGTCAGCCAACACTGCAAAGAATCTGGTGGAGACTGTTGCAAATGTGACCTACGGCTTTACTGTTACCTATCGCCAAGTGAGCGACCAGATGAGTTAGTGAGTTTGGTTATTGATTTTTTGCATAACCACATTGAAAACCATGGTCATTATACCCATCACAGTGCGGCTTCATTTCCGTGTATTGATGATATGGACATGAGCACCGCAGTAGGCGGAGAACTGTTACCAGAAGCAAAAAGAAGCAAATAACATATCTTAACATAGTGAATGCATAAAAAGGAGGTTTACTGATGGCAGTAATCAAAACAATCAAAATGGGGTCTGGGGTAATCAGAATACATGATGATTACTGCAAAGACAATACGCCGGAAGACAATCAAAGGATTGTCGATGAATGTTCAAGAATTATCTTGGACTACTACAGAAGAAAAGAAGCAAATTTGGCATAAGCGCCCCGGAGGGAGTCGCAACCTCCACCCCGGAGCAGTAAGCCACTAAACCAACCTTAGTGGATACAGGTAAATTATAATCCTCTATCCGCTAAAAAGTCAATAGCGAGAGGAAAATAACATGGAAAATAAAAAAAATGCAACAAACAACGAAAAGATTACATGGAACGATTTGGAAACAATGCTAGCTACCGAAATCGTGAAAAAAGCAAAGAGAGAGACTAAGAAGTGGTTCAGTGCATGGCTTTTGACTGCCGCACTGTTAATCATTACTAATATCTTCTGGTATATTGCTTACAGTCTGTAATCTTTTTCTTTTTGGAGGGAAAAAAATGAAATCACCTAGACAGAACAGAAAGGATATCGTAGTCAGTGCGATTATTGGGATTCTGCTTACTTTTCTTCCGGTGTGGATGTGGGAGAAGAACTTGCAGCAAGTCCTGGCAAGTATCGTATTCGCATTGTTTACGTATTTAGCACTGCTTTAAGAAAGGAGAATGGAAATGTTGTGGAAAATGATTAAAGAGATTATTGATCTCGGAGAACGTATTTATAATGAAACACCTGCTTATTTATCAATTGATATTAGCACTGGAACTGGATCTGTTAACATCTATATCATGGATAGAGGTTTTGAAAAGGATCATGAATATGATGGATTATACACGCTCTTATTAAGTGACGCGCAAGAAAAATTTAATCGTAGACAGTTTGAAAAAGCTAAAACTCACATGCTTAGACTTCTTGAAGAAGAGGTGAATGCTAATGATGTATGAGACATCAATGCTCAGAATGCTACCTACACTCACCCTGGCCCAGGTAATCAATGATCTTCTCCGGGAAATGCAGAGTCGAGGAGACAATATCCTTGATTATGAAAATGCGGACATGTACCTGGACAGAATCGAATATCACGCTGGAGACCGAAAGGAAGATGGAAAGATTGTTCCAGGAGAGGGCGACAGATCAGACAACCTGTATTGCTTTTTTAAGGCGGTGTAAACATGGAAGAACGCATTAATGAGATTGTTAGATTGATTGACACCCAGCTTGCTATTGTGCCGGATAATCCGATAGAGGAATCATACAAGGCGAGAGCATTGGCGAGTTATGTACAGGCTTTAAATGGGCTTTTAACGGCCCAGAAATCATATAAGGAGGAAAGTATCAGTGAGTGAATTTGAAATCCGTATTCCGGCAAGAAAGAAGCAGCCGGCAACCGATAAGGACAACCCGGTCGTGAAAGTATCAACAGGTGCTTACAATGCACTGGTTGAAATCTATAACGAATCGACCTTATCAATGAAAGATATTGCAAGTTTGCTGATCGTTGAGGGCAGCAAGCATGTAGTTTATGACAAGGAGGAATGACTTATCGCAACACCCGTATTAATTATAGGAAAATCTGGTTCTGGCAAAAGTACCAGTCTTAGAAACTGTCAAAACAAAAACTGGAACCTTATCAGAGTATTAAACAAGCCACTTCCATTCAAGGGGAAAATTGACGGATGGTTTACAGATGATTACCAGCAGGTAATGAAGTGCCTGATTGCATCAAAAGCAGAGTCAATTGTAATTGATGATGCAGGCTATCTTATCACAAACCACTTTATGCGTGGACACGCTTCTGCCGGAAAAGGTAATGCAGTATTTTCACTTTACAATGACATTGGTGATTATTTCTGGAATCTAATTCAGTTCGTTGTAACAAAGGTTCCGGAAAGCAAAGTCGTATATCTTATGATGCATGAAGATAAGGACGATTCTGGAGATGTAAAGCCAAAGACAATAGGAAAACTTTTGGATGAAAAAGTTTGCGTGGAGGGCATGTTTACGATTGTTCTCCGCTGCATTGAAGAAAGTGGAAAACATTTATTTGTCACTCAGGCAAGTCAGGGAGCGGTAAGCAAGTCCCCGATCGGGATGTTTGACAGTTTAACTATTGATAACGACCTTGCAGAAGTTGACAAGGTTATCAGAGATTATTATGAATTAGGAGGAACAGACAATGCAGAAACCAAATAGTTATGATACAACACAGGCAGCAGGAGAATTTGAACCGATTACACTCGGCGGTCACAAAATGGTAATTAAGCAGGTATCAGAGAAAAAATCCCAGGGCGGGCTTGATATGCTTGTTATCTTGTTTGATTTTGCAGATGGAGACGAGCAGGCAGGATACTTTATGAAGCAGTTCGAAAATGACATTCGTCCAGACAAGAAATATCCGAACGCCGGCACTAACTATATGGTCATTGATGAGAGTGTAGATTATGGTGTTCGTAATCTCAAAACATTCATTACATGCGTAGAAAAGTCAAATCCGGGCTTTGCTGTTAAGTGGGGCGATAACTTCGGACAGCAGTTTAAAGGCAAGCTGATCGGTGGCATCTTCCGTCTGGAGAAAGACTGGTACGACAACAGAGAAGTAAAACGTCACAAGCTTGCATGGTTCCGTAGTATTGAGGGAATTAAGGATGCAGATATCCCAGAAGAACGCACCACAAAAGCGTATGACGATCATCTGAAGGAAGAAGCTATCATGGGGGTGAATCCAGCAGGAACTGATTTTATGAGTATTCCGGATAACGTAGCAGATGATGTCCTTCCGTTCAATTAATATAGAGGTGAGTTAATGGGATATACACATGGAATACCATGGAACGACGATCTTATCAAAGAAAATATCATGATAGTTGTTGAGAAATTGAATTTAGATCATTTTCCAACTCATTCCGAAATGATAGAAGTCTTTGGAAACAAAAGCCTTGCTTGTAAGATTGCAAAGCATAAAGGGACTGTATATTGGGCTGAAAAACTTGGACTGCCTCTTAAATATTCTGATACAACTTTTGGAAACAAATATGAAATAAAAGCAATTTCAGATATTTACGAGAATGTCGGATTGAATAGTGTGCAAACAAGCTCAAGGCACCCTTATGATTTGCTTACTGATAACAGTGTAAAAATAGACGTAAAAGCATCTAAGGAATTTACAAACAATTGCAATTCAAAGGCATTTACATTCAACCTTGAAAAGAAAAATCCGACTTGCGACATCTTCCTTTTATATTGTTTGAATGATGATGAAACATGCCGGAAGGTATTAATAATCCCTTCCTGTTCAACCCTCGGAAAAACGCAAATAGGAGTAGGAGATAATAGTAAGTGGAATCGTTACGAAAATCGTTGGGAGATTATAAAACAGTATAGTGAATTCTTTGGAAAATACAAATACCAGAAGGATGTGATCTGATTGGTCGTACAATGTGATACACGTGAACATAAAAAGGAATGGGAACGGATTCAAAAGCAGTTTGATGACCTTGGAGTGCAGTATTTCAGATCAAAGTTATATTGTGGAGATTATCAGTCGCTGGATAATGCAAAGCTCTGTATTGACCGCAAAAAGGATTTACAAGAGCTTGTAAATAATGTCTGCCAGCAGCATGAAAGATTCAAAGCGGAGCTGATTAGGGCACGTGAAGCAGGTATACAGTTAATTATCCTATGCGAGCATGGTCCAGATATTAAATCAGTTGGTGATGTATATTTCTGGGAGAATCCCCGAAAACATAAAGTTATCTGGAGGACGGTAAATGGCAAAAAGGTAAAGACTGTGATATCTGACAAAGCTGTTGATGGCTGTCAACTATACAAATCTCTATGCACAATCAGAGATAAATACGGTGTTCAATTTGAATTCTGTACAAAGGAAGAAACCGGACGGCGAATCGTGGAGTTGCTGTCATGACAAAAGAAGAAATCAAACAGTCGGTAAAAATGCCTGAGATTCTTTCTAGATATGGGCTTAAGCCAAACAGAGCCGGTTTTATATGTTGCCCTTTTCACAAGGAAAAGTCAGCGTCATGTAAGATTTACGATGATTCCTTTTACTGTTTTGGCTGCGGAATCGGCGGTGATGTGTTTGATTTCGTGATGCAATATGAATCTGTTCCTTTTAGCACTGCATTCATTGAGCTAGGCGGTACTTATGTATCAAAAAAAGGTAAAAGCCGCAACCAGATTAGACATGAAGTGCGAGATATCAAATCAAAAAAATGTAATCCCACTCAGGATCCTAATGAGCTTGAGCAGGTAGAAAAGAACATACTTATGTACGAAACAGCGCTAAAAACCTTCCCTCCTGGTTCAGAAGAGTGGTATATGTGCCAGTTCAACCTTGAAAAAGAAAGAAGCAGATATGAAATATTGTCAGCTAAGGCAGGAGGTGAGAAGCATTCTTGAAAATATTGAAAATTTGCAAGCAAACGATTTTATGCAGAAGCAACTGTATGAAGAACTTTTTTCAATAAAAAGTAAAATCGACCGTTCGGAAGCTAAATTTAAGTTAATGGACAGGGCGAAGAGTGTAAGAGCAAAAAGCATAGCCGAGGAATTCATAAAAGAATTTCAAAAAGCAGAGCAGGAAAAGGAAAAAGAAGAAAAATTAAATCGTTCTATGCAGTTAGTTGAAAATATCACAAACTTTTATGAGGATGATATTGGAAAAGAATATCCCAACATGGCTTGTGGCAGCTGGATAGCTACAGAAAACGGAATATTTTCTTCTGAAACATCCAAGGCGAGAGAACTTGTATGCCACCATCCAATCATGCCGATACGTCGACTGAAAAATATTGAAACAGGCGAAGAACAGATCACAGTGGCTTTCAAAAGAGATGGATACTGGACAGAAATAACTGTTCCAAAAATCGACATTGTGACTTCCAGGGCGATAACTAATCTTGCAAGGTTCGGTGTGCAGGTCAACTCGGAGAATGCAAGGCTTCTTGTGAAGTATCTGGCGGACGTTGAAATGTACAATGCCGATATGATCGACATACAGCACTCTACGAGCAAGTTGGGGTGGCATGGCAATGTATTTGTACCTTACGACCTTTCAATCGTCTTTGACGGCGAATACCGCTTTAAAACACTATTCCAGAGTATACAGGAAAGTGGAGACTACTTCAAGTGGGTGACTCTGGCTAAACAGTTACGATCGTGCGGACGATTAGAACCACGAATAGCACTGGCAGCATCTTTTGCAAGTGTGCTTGTACAGCCGCTTGACGCACTGCCGTTCATCGTAGACTTCTATGGACAGACAGGCGGCGGCAAGACAGTAACGATCAACATAGCTGCATCTATCTGGGGAAACCCGTCGCCAGGATCCTACGTTGGGAATTTCCGGTCAACAGATACGTCATTGGAGACAAGGGCAGACATGCTTAATAACTTTCCGATGATCCTCGATGACTCTAAGAACGCTTCTCAATATATTCGGGACAACTACGAAACATTGATTTACAATCTCTGTTCCGGTAAAGGAAAAGGAAGATCAAATAAGGACCTCGGAGCAGCTAAGGAGAATACATGGAGTAATGTAACCATTTGCAACGGCGAGAATCCTATTTCAGAATTTGCAGATTCCGGTGGAGCAATCAACAGAATTGTTGAAATTGAGTGTTGCGAGGATATTTACGAGAATCCGGCAGAGATTAACAGCACTGTAATGAAAAATTATGGTTTTGCTGGAAGAGTATTTGTTGGAAATCTTAAAAAATTTACACCGGATGAGTTAAAAGAAATGAAGTCTGAGATTGAAAAGGGCTTTGATGGATATAATTTTCCGGCAAAACAGGTCATGGCTATATCCACGCTCCTACTGGCTGACAAATTAGCTACAGATTTCATATTTAAGGATGGACGTGAGCTGACAGTCGAGGATGTTGTGGACATACCTACACGCAAGAAAGACGTATCGGAAGGACAGAGATGCTATGAATTTATCATCGAAAGTCTTTCTGTGTACGGACAGCACTTTGATGCGCAATTCAGTTGCGATCAGTGGGGATTTAAGGAAACACCAGATGAGTATGGAGATGTATATGTGTATTTTTATCCGAAACCTCTTGAAAATCTCCTAAAGAACAACGGATTCTCCAGAAAAGCCTTTTCAGCATGGGCGATTAATCGAGAATTAATTAAGCATACAGGAAAAAGGGATACGGTAATAAAAAGAGATGGGGGAAGTGTAATGAGACTTGTTGCTGTAAAGATTATTGATATAAAAGATCTTGAAGACGAACAGGAAAATGAGCATGTTGAAGCTGATTTTATACCTGCCAATACTGGAACAAGTGTTCCGTTTTCATGATTTGTAACCATGTAACCATGTAACCCGCGGAAAAACATGTGTATAGGGAATAAAAAAATATATAAAAAAGTCATATATACATTGCAATCTCCTATAGGAAAACCTTGGTTACATTGGTTACACGGTTACACACCTCTGAAACCCGCATAAAATAAGGGTTTGCGGTGTAACCAAGGTGGTTGAAAAGTTGGTTACACATTGGTTACAAAAATAAAATGATTATACAAATTAAAAAATAAAATTAAATTGCATGAAAATTCAGATTGTTACAATTGGTTACTAAGGCATAAGGAGTGGTTACAAAATGGAAAAAGAAAGACTTAATAAAAAACAGCGGTACGCATTGGACACAATGTTGTCTGGCAGTAATGTTTTCCTTACAGGAGATGCAGGAACAGGTAAAACAACGGTTATCCAAACGTTTATTGATGAGGCGGAAAAAGCTGGTAAAAGTGTTCTGGTATCTGCTACTACCGGAATAGCTGTGGACAATATCGGATATGGAGCGACTACCGTGCATCGTGCATTGAATATCTCAATCAAATTTGAGGATTACAAGAAAAAAGTGAAATCCAGAGCTGAACTGTTGAAGGAAGCGGATATTCTTATTATTGACGAGATCAGCATGTGCCGGTTCGACCTGTTTAATATGATTGCGAAGACGATCATTACAGAAAATGAAGAGAGAGCGGTTGATAGACTTTTGAGCGGAGAGGATAAAGAAGACGTTCAACTGATCGTAATTGGGGATTTTTACCAGCTTCCACCGGTTATCACAACAGATGACCGTAAAATTCTCTGCCGGATGTATGGATCTGATTATGGAAAGGGTGGAAAGTACGAACACGGATATGCTTTCATGTCTGAATACTGGAAAGAAATGGGGTTTGAATATATCAAACTTGATGAGGTATGCAGGCAGAATGATGAGGGATTTAAGTATGTGCTGAATGATATTAAATATGGCAACAATATTAGAAAATCCATTGCATATCTGGAGAATAACGAATCAGACAAGGTTATACCAGAAGCACCATTCCTGGTTGGAACAAATGCTGAAGCTGATCGGATTAATAATACTTTCCTCGGGAAATTGGATAAAAAGACCGAAAAGATATTCCATGCAGCAGTTGACGGAGAATTAACGTCTGCTGATATTAAGAACATTGCATTTGCCAGAGAGGACTTAATTCTTAACATCGGTGCAAAAGTGATGATTACAGTCAATGATCTGTTTGGAAACTACGTCAATGGAACGATTGGCATCATTCAGAAAATTGTGGATAACGGAGAATTTGAAGAATCCTATCTGGCTATCAAGACTGATAAGGGTAAAACAGTTAACTTGTACAGATACAGTAAAGACATTGAGAAACAGGTTATTGAGGAATCTGAACAAGAAAAGGATGGTCAGAAGATCGTGAAAGAGAAGATTGTCCGTAAGAAAGTTGGATCATTCTCTCAGTTCCCGGTAAAACTTGCCTGGGCAATCAGTATTCATAAATCACAGGGACAGACATTTGAAAAGATCAATATTGATCCTTGTTGTTGGGATCCTGGACAGTTCTATGTGGCTGTTTCCCGGGCTAAATCAGCTAACGGCATACATTTTATCAGACCGATAAAACAGAGCTATATAAAGGCGTTTAGCAAGGATAACGAGAGACTTCTTGAACAGAGTTTTGAGGTAGAAGAAGGTGTATAAGTATGAGAGTGACGCATGAGCAGATACCGAACACCATAAAGTTTTTACAAATCGACTTTCCGGCACTGGTCCTTCAAACTGCCGGAATAGAAGAAAGGGACGAATACTGGCAGCAGGTAGTTGAGCAGATACACGTTGTATCGGACAAATATAATAAAAACGGCTTTGTGGATCACATGCTTACAGCCTATGCGGATTATCTGGACAAGATGCATAAGAAAGCTAAAAATCTGAACAAGGAGAAAACCAATGAACAAAATGAAGGAGTATGAGCGAGGGAGAGAGGACGGCCTTGACCTGGCACTCAGAATTGTTAGAGATGGCGGTATAGAAGCGCTGGAGAGGGAAATAAAATTCCGAGGGATTACAGGAGTACATACCTCTTTAGCCAGTAAAGACCTGGATAAAGCTGCACAGAAGATCAAAGAAATGACACTTGATACATTTACAATCCTTGGAATTGCCGTTTTGCATGATGATTTCGGATTTGGGCAGAAACGCTGCCAGAAATTCATGGACGGCATGGACAGGGGGGCTGATTATCTGATGGACGATATGGCAACCTGGGAGGATTACAGAAGATCAATTAAAGAGGAACTGAATCTTGATTTGAGATTCCGCATTAACGATTAAGTGAGGTGTTATTGATGGGAAAATACAATACAGAGCGCAAACACAAAGAGGGACAGGAGATGTATAAAGCGGTATATCACTTTATCTTGAAATATTACCGTAAACACCGCTATATGCCGTCCACAAGAAATATTGCAGATGGATTAGACATTTCAACGGCTACTGCCAGAAAACACTTTAATTTGCTCTTAGACAACGGATTGCTTGTTAGCGAAGATCCGACAGAGCAGAGGGCGTATAGATTGAGTTATTCAAAGGTAGAAACTGGTGTATAAAGAATTGGTCAGAAGATTTGGAGTGTAAATATTATGGATTTAGAACAAAAAGCAATTAAAAGAATACAATTTACATCTGAATTATCTTTAAAACATTATAATAAGCCTCTTGTGTGTACATATTCCGGTGGGAAAGATTCTGACGTGATGCTAGAACTCTTTCGCAGGAGCGGCATACCATTTGAAGTACATAATAGTCACACTACAGCAGATGCACCGCAAACTGTGCGGCACATACGAAAAGTATTTAAAAGTTTGGAAGAAAAAGGAATTAAATGCGAAATAGAAATGCCGAAGTATAAAGGCGAACATATCACGATGTGGAAATTAATTCCATTAAAACTTATGCCACCAACAAGACAAGTTCGCTACTGCTGTCAAGTCCTTAAGGAAACAGGGTGTGCAAATAGATATATTGCTACTGGTGTGAGATGGGCTGAAAGCAGGCAGAGAAAAGAAAGAGAAGAATTTGAAAAAAATTGGTGAAACAAAGGCAAATAAAGAAAAATTCACATCAATTATGCTAATGAACGACAATGACGCCAATCGCAGAATGAATGAACTTTGTATGCAGAAAAACAAAATGGTTGTCAATCCCATCATTGACTGGAAAGATTCTGATATATGGGAGTTTATTAATTCAGAACATATAGAAACATGTGAGCTGTACAAATGTGGATATGACAGAGTTGGCTGTATCGGATGTCCGCTTGCGTCAAAGAAACGGAGGGAAAAAGAAATGTATGATTTTCCAAAGTACAAGCAAGCCTATATACGTGCTTTTGACAGAATGATTGAGGAACGCAAGCGGCGCGGAAAAGATGCGAAGTGGAGTTGCGGCGAAGAAGTTTATCTATGGTGGATGCAAGACAACAATGTAGTTGGTCAGATGGAATTATCTGATTTTATCGAGTATTGAAATCATGGAGGACTGCACAATAGCGTGCCAGTTGCTTACATGGGGAAAGTGAGGATGGCAATGAATATTGATAAAGCAAAATTGAAATTAGGAATTTGGTACGAGGATGAAAACGGAAATGTGATTAATCAAAAAGAAGATTTAATGTGGGAAGCACCGGAAAAGGCAAGAACGTATCATTCTTGTTTCCCACTGCAAATAACGGAATGCATTTATGCGGTACATAGCAAATCTCAAAAGGAAGCGTGCAAACACAAAAGAAAATATTGGAAAAAGGATACAGGTCTGATAAAGGGATTAAAAGGCCATATATGCACTAATTGTGGGTGTAGCCAAACAAGAAAGTGGTGGCAGCCATGGGGAAGAAAATGGGATTATGGAACGGATACTACACCACTTATTGACCTTCATACAAGTATTGGAGGTGGAAATCAAGATGTCATAATGGCAATGGTAAACAGCGGAGATTATACACTACAGGAAGCACTCGTTGTTTTTTCTACGGCCTGTGAAAGATGTATGAATGTACTTACATACAAGTATTTGAATGGAGCGGATGGATATGAAGAATATTCAGACGAGTGGAAAAAATGCAATACTGAATGCGATTTTTGTAAGATTAAGGAGGACGCAGAATGTTAATTAGAAGTCAGGATAAAACAATTTTATTAAACTTTAGCAATTCGACTGTAGTTTATATTGCGAAAAATGACAAGGATTTTGTTATTTTAAGCCTAGAGAACGGAAACAGATATAGATTTGGTAAATATTCTTCAGAAGCAAAAGCTATGAAGGTACTGGATATGATTCAAGAAGCTTATTATGAGTTTATGGCAGTAAGAAATGACGATATGTGGAACGGTAAAGAATCTGTATTTCAGATGCCAGAGGATAGCGAGGTGGAAGTATGAAGTACAGAAAGAAGCCAGTTGTAATTGACGCAGTACAGTGGACTGGTACAAATAAGTGGGAAATATTTGATTTTCTGACAAATAATAATTGCCCGGAGGAGTATATGACATCTAATTTCCCGATTGTATCTGATAACTTCTATATCGACAAATGGAAGGTTCCGGGTGGATTGGTTATTAAGACACTTGAGGGCGAACATCTGGCGAATATTGGTGACTATATCATCCGCGGTGTTCACGGTGAATTTTATCCATGTAAACCAGATATATTCAGAGAAACTTATGAGGAGGTGGAAGAATGAGCCATATCAAAGACAGACTAAATCAGTACAAGGATAAATATTCAGACTGCTACAAATACGCTGGGGTGTATGTCAAAGTTGTTCAAGATATGATTGAGAAGCTTCAAGACGATCTGGAACAGGACGAGAAAGAAAACGGTTGGATTCCAGTAAAATATCATCAGATATCAGAAAAAGAACGTGCAGAAGAATCCATATCAAATGATATACAGTATATGCTTGACTGCAAAATGCCAGATGATGGACAAGAAATATTGGTTACTAACGGAGAAACAACATGGCAAGATACGTGCTTCATTGATTCCAATGGATATTATCTCGACGGCGGTTATGATTGGATTGATATTATGGCCTGGATGCCACTTCCAAAGCCGTATAAGGAGGGATGAGGAATGCGGTTAATCGACACAGATAAATTAAAAAAAGATATACTGCTTCAAAATATCTTAGGAGAACCAATACAGAAGATTATAGACAGATATATACATATTGTGGACGAGCAGCCGACAGCTTTTGATGTGGACAAGGTTGTTGGTGAGTTGAAAAGAGATAAATTCATTGAATCGGAATGTATTTTATCTGATGTGCATCAAGGATACAATGCTGGACTGAGCAGGGCAATCGAAATCGTGAAAGGCGGTGGAGTTGAATGAGTAAATCAGTATTAGTGATAGAAACACCAGAGAATTGCTATGATTGTCCAATTGGTCAAGATTGTAGCAATATATTGGAAGCAAGCCTCTTTTGCCTGGGTGCAGGAAAATGCGTGCTCGATAAAGAAGCAGAAATGATTCCTAATTGGTGTCCGCTGAAGCCATTGCCGGAGAAAATGAAAGTAACTGGGCTTTATAACGGCGAGTATTTCAAAGCAGGAGGTAAACCGCCGAGCTATAAGATTGGCTGGAATCAGTGTATTGATGAGATTACAGGGGGGAAATTATGATGATTGATTTAACAGGAAAAAACGTATTTGTAAGAACGCGGGAAGAATATTTGAGTGTTCTGAAAATAGCAAGGTTTCAGGGATTCAAATGGGCGAGAGAAAACCATTTAAACCATATCGAAATTCCACTTCCAAACATATTGATTTTTTACGATAATAAGATCGCTACTTACAGCTTTGAAAAGACATTGCTTGAAGCATCCGAAATCGTCGAAGATGAAGGAAAAATCAAGGATGCGGTAAACCTTGTCAGAACATTCGCTAAATACCCAGACAGAACAGAATTGACGTATACATTAATTGGATCGTTGAAGCTACTTGCAGATACTGTAGAAAGCCAGATGGAAGAGGTGAAGTAGATGACTGATGAAATTTTCGGTCTTATGGAATGCTTCCCCGGGAGCTACATAAACAGATTTGGGGAAATAATTCTTTCCGAAAAAGGAAACGTATATTTCACAGCAAAGAATTGTACCGATAAAGAAGATATTATCTGCAAGCTACTTGAATGGTGTTCAAGGCCAATGGCAAAAGGAGAGCCGTACAGTTCATCTAAAAGGAACAATGAATGGAGAGAACAACTGGTATCAAGTCTTAACAGATATCTGGGTACAAACTTTGACCAAGAGGATATGTACTGGATTTACGATCAACTCGGAAATGCTGTAAATCATAAACTGACATTGAGGTTTATTAGAAGTGATTTCAACTTGGCGATTATATATCAAGAAGTGAAAGTAGAAAGAGGTGAAGTAGATGGAGAGATTAACAAAATGGGAAGATGGTAGTATCACATATAACGAAAAACGAGAGCTTGAGTGTGGTGAATATTGCGATAGCTGCTCACAGGGCGCAGGAAATTGCAAAACAGTAGAAAATATGATTAAAAAGCTTGCCACTTATGAAGACTTAGAAGAACAGGGCTTGCTTGTGAGATTGCCGTGTAAAGTAGGAGATACAGTATATGTTCCAACAAGGAATTTTATTTCGGAATTGAGAATTACTCTAGTGTCAGTAAATACAAATGAAATGGCAATGTACTTTAGTTGGCTGCTTAATAGCGGAATATACCCTAATCTTAATGGATTCCATGGATATGATCTTGGCAAAACAGTATTCCTCACCTGCGAGGAAGCTGAGAAGAAGTTGGAGGAGATGAAGAATGGCAAGTAAAACTATCAAAACAATGGGTGTTACCCCTGTTGCAAATATCATTTACTATGGAAATGTAAACGAAGAAAAAGGTTTATGGGTAGGTGAAAAAAAAGACGTAACCGATATGGCAATCGCCTCTGTATTTGAATGGTTCATGAATCAAATGGATGGAAAAGAAGAGTTTGAGATCTCGTATCCAAATGTTTCAGAGTTTAAGTTGAAGATGGTAAGAGAGGAAATAAAAAAGAATGATTGATAGTTTAATAGCATTTACATTTGGAATAATATTTGGATCATTTGGCACTATTTTTTTAGTTGCACATTTTGGCGGCAAGCGTAAATAGCAATAAAAAGGCGGTGATGATATGCGTACAAGGCAAAAGTCACTTGTTGATTTTGGTGTATATCCGGAGGACGTTAACCGTTTAAAGGATATATGCCAGAAAGCTACACCAGAGCAGAGACACGATATTTTACACTGCTGCATAAGCTCTTGCCCGCCGGGGATTGAACTTTTGGTGTATGAATCTATTGTAACAAACAAATCCTATGACCGTATCATGAAAACGAAATACATACCGGCAAAGCGAGACGATTTCTACGCATACAAGCGCAAGGCAATGGCTATGTTTTATGATACTCTAAGAAAACTAAGAGAAATATAATACTACAATTAATATTAAAATGTGGGGACAAATTTTTCTGCCATGTATGGTAATATAGTATATATCTATGACTATATGCCATATGTGGCAGTTTTTTGTTTGGAGGTGAGAACGTGGGAATGCCAATGGGAAAACCACCCATGTATAAAACGGTGGATGAAATTGAAAAAAAAATCGAAAAATATTTTGAGTATTGTAAAGGATATCCTTTAACTGATAGCAAAGGCAAACAAATGTTTAATAAATTCGGGTCTCCCGTTTTTGTAGACGTTCACCCTCCGACCGTTACAGGACTTGCTCTGGCCCTTGGATTTACAAGCAGACAGGCTCTTTTAAACTATCAAGCAAAACCAGAGTTTGTTGACACGATTACGCGCGCGAAAGCCAGAGTAGAACAGTATGCAGAAGAACGACTGTTTGATCGTGATGGTTCCAATGGTGCTCAGTTTAGTCTTAGAAACAACTTCAAGGGTTGGGACGCTGACAAGAAAAATGATGATTTCGGAGACGGAAAGATTACGATTGTGAACAATATTCCAAGACCGGAGAAACAGGATGGAAAGTAACGCTATCAAACTGAATGAGATTGTGGCACCAGCATTTTACAATGTGTTTTGGGATATTTTAGATGGTAAACACACTTACTATGATCTGTACGGTGGACGTGGATCCACAAAATCATCTTTTGTAGGCGGCATGATTCCGTTTCAGATGATGCAGGATGCAGAGAATGGCTTAATGTCAAATGCTGTAATCTTTCGGAAAGTCGGTAATACGCTCAGAGAATCCGTGTATGAACAGATCGCATGGGGAATTGATGCGCTTGGAGCAAGTGATTTATGGGCTGACAGTTTAAGTCCTATGCAATATGTGTATAAGCCAACAGGACAAAAGATCATATTCAGAGGACTGGATAAAGCTAAGAAAACAAAGTCCATAAAAGTAAAAAAAGGATATTTCAAGTACCTTTGGTTTGAGGAGCTTGATGAGTTTGCCGGAATTGAAGAAATCCGTACAGTTCAACAGTCTGTACTTCGTGGTGGAAGCAAATTTGAAGTATTTAAGACATTTAATCCACCGATCAGCCGGAGCAACTGGGCGAACGTGTATGTGGAGGAACCGAGAGTTGACAGCTACAGACACAAGAGCGATTATAGATCAGTTCCTGTTGAATGGCTTGGTCAGCAATTTATTGATGATGCAGAGCATCTGAAGAAAACAAATCAGAGAGCTTACGACCATGAATATCTCGGTCTTCCTGTTGGACTTGGAACAAATATTTTCGAACTGTTAGAAATTCGAAAAATTACAGATGAAGAGATTCAGAGCTTTCAAAGTATCTACCAGGGACAGGACTGGGGGTGGTATCCAGATCCTAAAGCATTTCTCCGTGTAGCTTATGTTCCTAATCAGGAAAAAGTTTTTTTATTAGACGAACTTGGAGGCTCCAAGATAAGAAACAAGGAAATGGCTAACCAGATAAAGAAAAAAGGATATGATGATTATTCAATATCTTGCGGAGTTGATGAAGAAGAAAGTATTATTGACTTCCGAGATGCAGGGCTTCCAGCACGTAGGGCCATTGTTACACCAGGAAGCCGCAAATATACTTTTGAGTGGTTACAGTGCCGAACATTAGTCATTGATCCGGCACGAACGCCTAGAGCATACAAGGAAATTATCAATTATGAGCATGAAGTAGATAGCAATGGAGAAGTGATTGCAGATTATCCAGATGGCAACGATCACTGGATAGATTCTCTCAGATACGCAACCAGTCCATTGTCCATGAGAAGGGGGCACAGTGCATAATGTGTAAATTTTGTGATAATTTAGCTTCCTGCAAAGAATACTATGATAATCCAGAATGCAAGAAGAACAAATATATATACGGCTGTATGTTGTACATGTACATGAAAGACCGAAAAGGAAGCATTACTTCCAGACCGTTTGATCTTAATTATTGTCCGACGTGTGGAAAGAAGATTGCGACAGGTGACTAAATGGGACTTATAACAACACTAAAAAGGTGGTTTAACATGATATTCAAAAAACAAGCTGAAGAGGACTTTAGCATCCAGGCGGCAGAATTTCCAGAGATGGAAGCGCTAATCAATCGGTGTGCGAACATTTACAGGGGAGCGCCGGAATGGCTAGATGATAAGAATAATATCAAAACGATTAATTTTGCTAAATCTGTGTGTTCTGAGACTGCCAGACTTGCAACACTGGCGATCGGCATTCAGATTGACGGCTCTACAAGGGCAGCATGGTTGCAGGAGCAGATTGATAAGGTATACTTCCAGATTCGGCACTGGGTGGAATATGGCTGTGCCTACGGAACAGTATTTATCAAGCCAAATGGTGAGAGCCTTGATGTATTTACTCCAGCAGATGTGATGATTGTGGATTATGATAATCAGGAAATCAAAGGGATTATATTCAAGGACTCTTATACGGTTGGGCGGAAATACTATACGCGGCTTGAATATCATAGATTTGTTGAGACAACAGTGGACGGAGTGACAACCTATCCGTATTATGTTTCAAACAGAGCCTATGTATCAAAATCCCCTCAGTCAATCGGTGATAAGATCGACCTCAAACAAACCAAATGGGCTGACCTCATGGCAGATACTCCGCCGATTCTCAAAGCAAACGGTGAGAAACTGGACGGACCATTGTACGGAGTACTGCGGACACCGCAGGCTAATAATGTGGATATTAGCACGCCACTGGGACTTCCGATATTTGCAGAAGCCATTGAAGAGTTAAAAGACCTCGACATTGCATACAGCAGAAACGCAAAAGAAATCCTTGATTCTAAGAGGACTGTTCTGGCAGATGACCGGCTGCTGATGCCAAGTGGCTCGCCTGTTTCCGCTATGACGCCACAGGCAATGGAACACAGATGCTCAGAAATGAGTTTGCCAGATTATGTGAAAAACGTATTCGGACAGGATGAAAAAGAGTTCTATCAAGAAATCAATCCGATTCTCAACACAGATACCCGTATAAGCGGCATAAATGCCCTTTTAAGCCAGTTGGGGTACAAGATTGGATTCTCCAACGGGTACTTTGTATTTAACGAATCCAGCGGCATTCAGACAGCTACAGGAGTAGAAGCAGAACAGCAGAGGACAGTGCAGTTCATTAAGGATGTAAGGGATAAACTGGAATCCTGTCTGAACGAAGTTATTTACGCATTGAACGTTTATGCTGATCTGTACGGACTTGCACCTGTCGGAGCTTATGAAGTCAATTATGATTTTGGAGACATCCTCTATGTCAGAGAAAACGACCGTGCGAGATGGTGGCAGTATGTGACCACTGGAAAGGTTCCGGCATGGATGTATTTCGTGAAATTTGAAGGAATGACGAAAGAAGAAGCTGTGGCAATGCAAAAAGAAGCAGAAAGTACACAAGAAAAAGGATTATTTGATGATGAATAAAAAAAAGAGGGATTTAAATGCGGAAAACAAAGCAAGTGGATTATTCGGGGAATAGCCTATGAAGATCAATAATCATGTTGGAAATGTACATATCAAATTCGATACAAAGAGAATTGATGCTAATTTGAAAGAAGCACAAACGAAACTGAATATGCAGATTGTAGCGGACTGCGAGCCTTATGTACCTTTTCAGCAAGGAGCATTGAGAAGTAGCGTAAGATATCCGCAGGGAATTGATGGCGGAGAGATTGAATATGATACTCCTTACGCTCATTATCTGTACACGGGCGAGGTATATGGTCCGAATATTCCGCTCAAGGATGCACAAGGCAATATTATCGGATGGACATCTCCACCTAAAAAATCACCCACAGGAAGAAGATTACAATATCATACACCAGGGACGTCTGACCATTGGTTTGAGCGTGCTAAGCAGGAACATCTATCTGATTGGGTGAGGCTTGTAAAAGAAACGGCAGGTGGTAAATAATGCTTCCTCCAGAGTATTTCCACGGAAAAGAAAAAAAGATCCTTGCAATTTATCAAGAACTAGAAGATTTTATAATGACGGACATTTCCAGGCGTATTCTCCAGACTGGCGGTATGACCGCCACAGCTGATCGGCTCATTTGGAAGCTCACGCAAATGGGAGAAAGCAGAGTTGCCATTGAACAGAAACTGCAGAAGCTTACAAAAATGACACAGCCAGAGCTTAGACGGATTCTGCGAAATGCCGTGATGACTTCCTGGGACAATGATAAAGATATCCTTTTAGGGATTGATGAGAATATAAGTCCACCATTGGAGAATCCAGAAGTGATAGCGGTGATGGATGCAGAGTTTAAAAAGACATTGGGAGAGCTTAGCAACCTGAGCAGGACAACCATAAATCAATCTCAACGTGATCTAATTAATCTGCTGGACAAAGCCGAAATCCGTGTTGCTTCCGGTGTGCAATCCTATACCACTGCAATTTGTGATGTGTTGGACAATTATGCACAAAAAGGAATCATGGTGGATTATCCAACAAGCGGTGCAAAAAGAACCCTTGAAGCAGCTGTGAGGTGCTGCGTAGTCACAAGTATGAACCAGACAGCGGCGCAGGTGACGAACCAATACATTGTCCAGGCAAAGACCAATTACGTCCTCGTATCGGCTCATTTAGGCGCGAGAACCGGCAAGGACGAAATTTCCAACCATGCCGGATGGCAAGGTAAAGAATATCGTCTGAGAGGATCAGAACCAGGTTATCCGAACTTGGCAGAGCATACAGGGTACGACATTGACCCGAAGACAGGACAGGGAATTGTTATTATTCCGGGAGGATTGCATTCTTATAATTGCCGCCACAGTCACCAGCCATGGGCAAAAGGCTTACGGAATCCCTGGGCGGATGAACACAAGATTGATTCTGAAGAGAATAAAAAGATCTATGAAGATACCCAGAAACAACGAGCAATGGAACGTTCAATCAGAGCGACTAAACGCAAGCTGATAATGAAGAACGAAGAAATCAACTCAGACGATGTACCAGAATCTGAAAAAGAAAAACTAAGATCGGAATATGATCGAATGGCTTTTAAACTGACTGAACAGAATAAGGAGTATAATAAATTCTGCGAGGAAAACAATCTTGCAGCACAATATTACCGTAACAAGGTAGCAGACTTTGGATATAAGCAGCAGTCCAGGGCAAATGCAGGAGCAAAAAGATTTATGAGGGCAAAGTGAGGTAGATATGGAAAGATGGGTATATTTTAATCCGAATCCAGCCGGGAATCGTGTAGGCGACTGTGCTGTCCGGGCGATATGCAAGGCGTTAGAGCTTGACTGGGAGACGGTATTTACAGGATTAATGGTATATGCTTGCTCACTATCAGATATGCCAAGCGCTAATTATGTATGGGGATCATATTTGGCAAGGCATGGATATCACAGAAAGCTTGTGGAACAGTCAGAGAGGTATATTTATACAGTCAATGATTTCTGCGCAGATCATCCTACTGGTACATACATTCTTTGCATAGATGGCCATGTGGTGACGGTACAAGACGGCAAATATTATGATACATGGGATAGCGGTAATGAGGTCCCGGTATATTACTGGGAAAGGAGCTTATAAAAATGAGCATACAGGAATTTATCCAATTTTTTCTTTCAATTTGTGGAGGGGTATCAATTATTGGAGGGGCAGCAGCTGTTATTTTTAAATGGATTGCTCCGGCATTCAGGCTTAATAAGCGAGTGGAGACACTGGAAGAACATGATAAGCGAGATTACGAGAGTCTTCAGAGGATTGCGGAACGTGATTCATTGATTCTGGAAGTGTTATCAACCATGCTGGATAGTCAGATCAGTGGGAATAATGTGGAAGAATTAAAAAAAACAAAACAGAAGCTTACAAATTATCTTGCACAGAATCAGCGTTAATTGCATTAATAAGAGGTATTCTCATGAAATTATATGTGTTCACGAAGAAAGATATAGACAGATTCTTGATAGAGTGTAATTTCACACCGGACGAAGAAAGACTGTTTCGGCTGAGATGCAAAGAATACACTCTTGAATACTGTGCTGAGCAGATGAACGTGAGTATATCTACGGCGAAACGATTAAGCCGCCGAGTAAACAATAAAATAATCAAAGTGTGCTGATACTTTTTGGATACTAATTAGAGCCAGAAACGACCTGTTTCCGGTTCTTTTTTTATGCAAAAATATAATCAGAAAGGCGGTGTATAAGATGGCATTATATAACAATCCTTATCAATATAGTTTTGGCGTTCCTGGGCAGATGAATCAGTTCCAGCAACAACCTGTCCAGATGCCAGCTCAACCAGTGCAGCAGCCACAGCAGAATAACAATGGAATCCTGTGGGTGTCTGGAGAAGTCGGCGCAAAATCCTATCTGGTAGCACCCGGGACAAGTGTTTTACTGATGGACAGCGAAAGTGAAAAGTTTTATATAAAATCCACAGATGTTTCTGGTATGCCGCAGCCGTTACGGACGTTTGAATACCACGAGATAGGCTCTCAGATGCCGCCTAAACAGCCTGTTCAGAACATGGACAGTAAATATGTTACTCGACAGGAATACGATGATTTGAAAGGCAAATACGAAGCTATCATAAACCGATTAAATTCATTTTCTGAACCTGTTAGGGCTAATACCGTACAGGAATCAGCGACCAAGGGAGGAAATGCAGATGAGTAATCCATTATTTAACGTACTTGGCGGCGGGATGCCGCAGGGAAACGGACCAATGCAGATGATACAGCAATTCATGCAATTTAAACAGAATTACAAAGGGAACCCAAAAGAAGAAGTCCAGAAAATGCTTCAGTCTGGAAAGATTTCTCAACAGCAGCTCAATCAAGTTCAACAGATGGCAGGACAATTCCAGCACATGTTGAAAGGAATGAAATAGTACATTACAATCTGGCCAGATTGATGTAAATACACAAAAAGGAGATTATATTATGGATGGAAATTATAGCTTAGCAGATATTGCCGCTGCTACTGGAAACGGTAGAAATAATGACGGCATGTTTGGTGGAGATGGTAGCTGGTGGATTATTGTTTTATTCATTTTTGCTTTCTTCGGATGGGGAAACAACGGCTGGGGCAATAATGGAAACGGCGGCGGATATGTAGCCACGGCAGCTACTCAGGCAGACATTCAGAGAGGATTTGACAATTCCGCAGTAATTAGCAAACTTGACGGAATCAATAACGGCCTGTGTGATGGATTCTATGCCATGAATAATGGTATGCTTACCGGATTTAATGGAATCAACACAAACATCATGCAGACCGGCTTTGGCATTCAGCAGGCTATTAACGCTGACACTGTAGCGAATATGCAGAATACCAATGCACTCCAGGCGCAGCTTGCAAACTGCTGCTGCGAAACCAGAGAAGCAATCCAGGGCGTGAATTACAACATGGCTCAGAATACCTGTGCACTCCAGAACACCATGAACAGCAACACAAGAGATATCATTGACAGCCAGAACGCTGGAACAAGAGCGATTCTTGACTATCTCTGCAATGAAAAGATTTCTAACCTTCAGGCTGAAAACAATGACCTCAGACGTGCCGCTTCTCAGGATCGCCAGAGTGCGCTTCTCACAACTGCAATGGCTTCTCAGACACAGCAGCTCATTAATGCGATTAATCCAGCACCGATTCCGGCTTACCAGGTACCGAACCCGAACACATATTACGGATGCGGATGCAACACCGGATGTAATTGTTAACAACTTCATATCGAGAGTATCTTTCGATTGATTCGGATGTCGGCTTATGCCGTATTACACAGAGGGGCAGGCTGAGACCTGTCCTTTTGTGATATGAAAGGAGTATTTTTATGGCAGAATTTACAAATGTAGCTGCTCAGACCGTAGCAGCAAATGGAAACGTAGTATTTTCAAACACAGCAGTCAAAGGTTCTAACTGTATTCAGCACAGAGAGGGAAGCGGAATCATTACCCTGAGAGGACTGACCAACCAGTGTAAAGCAAGATTCTTCGTGGATTTCTCTGGTAACATCGCAATTCCAACAGGCGGTACTGTAGGAGCTATTTCTCTGGCTATTGCAATCTCTGGTGAGCCGGTTCTTTCTTCTCAAATGATTTCCACGCCGGCAGCAGTAGACCAGTATAACAATGTGTCTTCCGGAATTTACGTGGATGTACCACGCGGATGTTGCGTTAATATCGCAGTAGAGAACACAAGCGATCAGGCCGTTTCTGTTGCTAATGCAAATATTGTTATAACAAGAGAAGCGTAGGAGGTGCAGTTATGAGAGATATTAAAGATTTATGTGCAAGGATTGAGGATGAGTTATCAAAGATTGCTGATAATGGACTTACTACCGGAAACCTTGAAATGACCTACAAACTGATTGATATGTACAAAGATATAAAGAACACACAGTACTGGGATAAAAAAGCTGAGTATTATAACGCTGTTCTTGACGAGATGAAAAGCGGATATGGTGATCAGTACAGCGAACGTGTGCGCAAGCATGACAGCATGGGGAGATACAGCCGCAGTGATGGAAGAATGATGTACCCAGATTATGATCGTGGCAGCTCTTACGGTAATGAAAGTCACGACTACGGAACCGGAAGAGGGAATTACAGCCGATCTGATGGGCGAGATACTTACAGTGACTATATGACACAGAAACAGAATTATCGTTCTGGCAAGTCTGAAGACTGTAAAAGGAAGATGCTCGCCGCATTGGAAGAACACCTTGACGAGCTTACTACAGAAATGAGCGATATGTCCAAGGACGCAGAATGCCGGGAAGAACGTGATCTTGTTAAGAGATACGTTGAGAAATTAAGAAATATGCTTTGATTTTGTTAAATGTGGGGACAACTTTTTTTACAGAATGTGATACTATAATCTTGCAAGGCATGGTGAACCTTGTAGGGCTTGCTGATTAGAAGTTTTTTGCTTTCTTTTTCGTTTCATGTCCTCCTTTCTTTGTGAATATGTCCTTAATAGAAACAGATTTGAGCGGAATCTGGAGGTTGAAAAGCGGGTGCAATTTCCGACATATTCATTTATCGTCGTGACGGACGGTAACACCTCCTCTTAAATTAAACAAAATTTCCGCGAAAGTCGGATAGTGGTAGGCATAACACGTTAAATACCTTGCTAACCCGGGAATCCGGGTTAATGGAATGTAGCTCAGTTGGAAGAGCGGAGGACGCATAGTCCTTGACACCGCAGGTTCGAGTCCTGCTTTTCCAATTACCTTGCCAGTGGTCTAACTGGCTTAATCCATTTACCTGCGGCGGCAGGTCAATAAACACGACCAGGAGGATATTATGCAGAAACTTATTGACACATTAAAATCATTTGGAATTGAAATCCCGGAGGATAAGCAGGCAGATGTTAAAAAGGCACTCTCTGAGCATTATAAGAATGCTAAGGAAGTTGCAAAAACCCTGTCGAAAGTCGAGGGAGAACGAGATAACTGGAAAGAACGTGCCGAGACAGCAGAGGAAACCTTGAAAGGGTTTGACGGTATCGACCCGGCGAACATTCAGACAGAGCTTGCTGGATGGAAGAAGAAGGCTGAGGACGCAGAGAAAGAATTCAATGCGAAGATCTATGACCGCGATTTTTCAGACGCACTCAAAGCAGCACTTGATGATGTTAAATTTTCCAGTGAGGCTGCAAAAAGGTCAGTCATGGCAGACATCAAAGAAGCTGGATTAAAGCTGAAAAATGGTAAGATACTTGGATTGAATGATCTGATTGAGCAAATGAAACAGACTGACGCATCCGCTTTTGTGGATGAATCTCAGCAACAGGCTCAGCAGAATCAGGCAAGGTTTACTACTCATGTTGGACAGCAACAGACACCAGGAAGCATGACAAAGAAAGATATCGAAGCAATTAAAGACCCGTCTGAGAGACAGGCTGCAATTGCTCGGAATATCCAGTTATTCCAGTGATTTTTTTACACCGACTATACACCAGAGTATAGCCGCTAACCCAATACCTTAACAATTATGGGTAGAAAGGACTTTTTTTATGGCAGCAAAATCCAATCTTATTATGACAAATGATATCCAGGTCACAGCACGTGAGATTGACTTTGTTACCAGATTCGAAAGAAACTGGGAACACTTACGTGAAATCCTTGGTATCATGCGTCCAATCAAAAAGACACCCGGAGCGGTTCTTAAATCAAAATATGCAGAGGGTACATTACAGAATGGAAATATTGGTGAGGGTGAGGAAATCCCTTACAGCAAATTCGTTGTAAAAGAAAAGCCCTATGCAGAAATGACTATTGAGAAGTACGCAAAGGCTGTATCTATCGAAGCAATCAAGGATCACGGTTATGAGAACGCCGTTCAGATGACCGATGATGAATTCCTTTTCCAGCTTCAGACCAATGTTACTGAAAGATTTTACAACTATTTGAAAACAGGTACTCTCTCATTTACAGAAACTACTTTCCAGATGGCTCTGGCAATGGCCAAGGGTCGTGTAGAAAACAAATTTAAGCAGATGCACAGAAATGTGACTGGCGTTGTTGGATTTGTAAACATTCTGGATGTGTACGAATATATCGGCGCAGCTGATATCACT